AGAAGATTTAAGAAAAATGAAAGAAAAAATAAAAGAATTAAAAGAGCTAGGATATAAGCAAGTGTATGATGATATGGATTATTTGAATAGATATTTCTATTTTGAAAAAGATGGAGAAGAAGTAATTTGAACTTGAAAAGCAACAAAGGGAAAAAGGGGGGAGGTAAATAATGAGACAATATATAATAGATAGGACTTTGTTGGCAGCTGATGCTATCATAGATGAAGATTTGACATTAAGGGAGGTAGCGCCATTATTAGGAATAAGTCATACAACATTACACGCAGATATACATGACAGGTTGTCTAAAATTAATCCTAGTAAGTATTCACAAGTAAAGACTGTATTTGAGAGACATAAACATAATAAAAAAGCTCATGGAGGTAATGACGAATGGAAAAAATTGTTATAATTAATGCACGAGAAAATCACTGGTATCATGATCAGATAGGGAAAGTTTACTTAACGGATGGTATCATTAAGGATGTTGGTGGGCGTAGATGGTGGCATCTAGTAAACTATGATGGTAAAAGCAAAAACTTATTAATAGATGTTGCCGATGCTGCATATCTTCGTAAGGTGGTGGAAATATAAGTGTCTGAAGTATTAAAAGCCGTAATAGTGTACTTAGTGTTGTTTGGAGTCGCCTTATTAATGATTAAGTCAATAAAATAATTCTAAATTTTAGAGAATTATTTCGATGAATTCTATTGAAATTTTAGTGTATATATATTATAATTTAATTATCATAATAAATAATAAATACATAATCCAACGTACTTCAGGATTAAAAAAGGTAGTACCAAAAAATAAAATTTATAGGAGGAATGTTTAATGAGTACAAAAATTGTTGATGGTGTAGTAATTGAGGACAACACAGAGGAGCTTAAGAAAACTGAAAAGCAGGAGCAGGATTATGATGCGGAATATGGATTAAAAAAATTAATGGATTCTTATGAAATTCCAACCTTCGTATCATTAGCTCGTGTAGTTGGTATGGAGCCGCAGCCTTTATATGGTAAAAAGAATAAGAGCACAAGAGTTTATTACTATGACAGAATAGCTGCATTATTACTTAGAAATGCTGAAAAGAATGGTAGAGAGTTTGAAACTATTGAAGATGTAGTAAAAGCTGCAAGAGCATATTTAAATGAAAAGGAAGCAAAGAAGAAATCTAAACAAAATAATAAGAAACAAGAGCCTAAAGTAGAATATGAGTTCAATCCTGGAGATAAAGTATTCTATAAGACATTTAGAGCCGCTGACGGCGTAAGAGAATATTACAATGCTATAGGAACTATTGAAGAGTTTACTCAAGGTGGTTACAAAGCTAAACTTAAGATGGAAGAAGATGACAAGATTAAAGAAATCACTGTTAGCAAACTTAGACCTATAAGCTTACTTGAGGAAGAGGAATAAAATAAGTGGGAGTATTAGCTCCTGCTTGATACACATACGTCAGCTACTAGTTCACATACCAACATGACTAATCTGCGATTGATGTATGTGTATCAAGGAGTAGTTAATACTCTAACAAATGAAAGGGGGTAGTATATGTTAGTAGATGTTTCGGAGGTTAAAACCTTTAGAACTTGTACAAGAAAATGGGCATTTAGTTCTAGAAATATGATGCATTTAAGATCTATTAAGATGCCGCCCGCATTAGCATTAGGGATAGCGTTCCATAAGGGCATAGAGTTAATTTACATGGGTATGGTACCAGGTGTAAACGAATTATCTAATAGATATGAGTTAACACCAACTCAGCATCGCATTTTAGAAAATATGCTCGGAGGGTACTTAGTGGAAGCTTATCCAGCTGACAAGGAAAGATTTAAAGTACTTGACACTGAATACAAATTTGAAATACCATCAAAACATACTGATATTATAATCACGGGCTCAATCGATATGATTGTAAAAGAGAGGGGTACAGGAAAAATATTTGGATTTGAACATAAGTCAGTTAAAAATTTCAGGCCAAATATTTATGATACTCTAGATGAACAACCGCAATTATATTTCAATGCCATTAAGAAAGATTTTGGTAGATGTGATGGTATGTGTATTAATCAAGTACGGAAGCTGAAAACAAAGTTCGACATGAGAAGGGTTTGGCTTACATATACGGATAAACAAATATCAGACTTTATGCGGTGGTTTGAAGCAGATGCTTTAAATATAAAGAACTGTATAGAATGGGGTGAATATCCAGCTAAACCGTCGTATATGGGATGTACAATGTGTCAATATTCCGATATATGTGAAAAAATGCAAAAAGAAGGTATAAGCTGTATTAGTGAATTTGATGACCCAAACAAGTTAGCATTATACGGCTTGGAGAGAAGGGAAATTGATCATTTAGAAGAGAAGTAAAACAAAATACCAAAGGGGAAATGTAAATGTACTGTATGTGATTCTACTAGAGAGAAGACATTTATTGAAAAGGCTATCGAAAATACCAGAAGGGATTTAAGACTATTAGCAATGCTAGAAGATGCAATTTGGAGAACATCAGATGGTAGAAATATTAAGATTAAAAATCTTACTGACGATCATCTATTAAACATAATTAACTATAAAGTAAAAAGAGTTGAAAGACTAGAAGATGCGCAAGACTTATTACATGAACTAGCAGATAGCTCAGATCTATTTAATGGAGTAATAAAAAGAAAAAGTACAGATTTTTATGCAGAATTATTATCAGACGATACATTCGTAATGTTATCATTGGAGGCTAATAAGAGAGGATTGATGTAAGTTGGAGCTAGTGGTGATATTATTCGTAGTACTATTTATAGGAGGAATTTTATTCCCATTAATGGATTTTATACAAAGGTTTATGAGGAGGTGATATAGTGGCAATGGAATTAGATGTAAACACAATCAAAGAAGTATTTGAAGAATATCCTATATTAAAAGATATATTAAAATCGGGATATTTAAGGAAATATCAAATACAGGACATATTAGATATCACTAAGGCTGAAACTACTGCGGTTATGGATAAGCTCATAGTTGCAGGTGCAGTTAAGATGACGCCTTTTGGATATAAGATGTTAGTCAAAACTCAGAAAGAGTTAGAATCAAAGGGGGTGATGTAATTTGGAATTGTATAATTTAGATGAGGAACATAGAACCGATAATGTATTGTTATATGGACCTCCAGGTATTGGTAAAACAAGATTAGCTGCTACAGCTGGTGAGATATATTATACATTGTTTTACGATACTGAAAAAGGTGCTAAAACGATTAAGCAATTACCAAAAGAAATAAAAGAAAATATAGTAATTGTCAGTCATACAGAATTTAGCGACTTAAATGACATATACCAAATGCTCAGTAAGAATAATACTCCTGACAAATGTGAAGCTTACTTTAAGAAAAAAGGTATTGATTTTAAACCAAAAAAAGCTTTTGAATGTGTAGTAATTGATACATTTACTGAGCTACAACGTAAAATGGTTGAACAATTAAACAAAACGGATCTGACAGCATTTATGAAAGACCCTGCTAGATACACTCCATTAAGGATACAAGATTGGGGTGCGATATCAGATCTGACTATCATGACAATAAAGGCATTTTGTGAGTTACCAATGACATTTATAGCAACCTGTCATGAAGAGTTAAAAGTTGATGATGTAAGTGGATCTACATTTGGTGCGCCTAAGTTGTATGGTAAAATACAACAAGATTTTGGTAAATATTTTGATATCATGGCGCATCAAGTAATGACACAGAAAAATGAGTTTGCGATTGCAACAGTACCACATGGTAAATACCAGGCAAAGAACCGTGATGGTTTACAGCCTGTAATAGTAAATCCAGTTTTCAAAAACCTTTTAGGTAAATAAAAAATATTTTAAGGGGGACATGTAAATGATTAAATTAGATTTTTCAGAAGTTCAAGGCGGAGATTTTGAACCAATCCCAGAAGGAGATTACTTAGTGGAAATTGAAGAAGTAAAAGAGAAGGAATCTAATTCTGGTAATCAAATGTTGCAAATGAAGTTTAACGTTGTAGAAGGTGAATATGAAGGAAGAAAGATTTTTGACAACTATGTACTTACTCAAAAAGCACTTTGGAAACTTAAGAACCTATTTGTAGCTCTTGAAAAAGACGTGTCAGGTATTGCTGAGTTTGATCCTAAAGATTTAGAAGGTATGAAGTTCTTAGCTACTGTAACTATTGAAGAATACCAAGGTAATGAAAATAATAGAATTAAGAAGCACAAAAAAGCGCCAGGTGTTGTAATTTAGTGAGACTAGATAATAAAGGGGGCGTTCTACTTGATATATGAGCGCTTTATGGACCTTGAAAAAGTTCATAGTCATCAGCATAGAGGGCTTTGTCCCTTTCATGCTGATGAAGACCCTTCCCTTTATGTAAAAGACACAGGCCAATGGTTTTGTTTTGGGTGTGATGAAGGTGGAGGGCCTGTTAAATTTATACAAAAATTGTTAGAAGTACCTGAAGACATAGCACAATACATTGTTGATTTTTATGACGAGCACGATCGATTACCGCTACCTAATGAAGAGGAAATTAGAAAATACCAAGAGAACCTTTCTAAAGAGCCCGCAGTATTAGCGTATTTAAAGGCGATAGGAGTTACAGACGATGTCATTGAAGAGCTAGAGATAGGTTGGGAGTATAACAGATTAATATTTCCGATAAAATCACGTTCCGGATATTATGTGAATCTCCGAAAATATATGCCTCCTGGCTCATTGCGTAACAAGCATACACCTAAAACTATTCACGTTAGAGGTTTAGGTCATGCTAGATATTTTCCATATCATGCGTTCGATGAACAGGAGATTTTTATTGTTGAAGGCGAAAAAGATTTAGCGGTTGCTCGCTCACAAAACATAAATGCAGTCACTTCTACGAGCGGCGGAAGAATACCTACCGATCAAATACACCTGTTTAAAAATAAAGATGTATATATTATGGTAGACACAGATAACGTCGGCACAAGACTCGCAACACAGTACAAAACAATTCTTAATGACATAGCAAAAAGTGTTCATCGAGTAATTTTACCCACTAAGGACTTTGCTGAGTATTACGAGCTTTACAAAGATAATAACATTAAAAGATTTATTGAATATGATAGTGTAGATTATGCTGGTTCTAAAATAAGAAAAATGAAACTCAAACAAAGTTTAAACACTGATACTATTGATGAAATTATTGTTCTTGAAAATATGAAAATAACGGGCAAGCATTTTAATACATATACAATACCGACGGCTATGACAATTAATTGTAGTGAAAGTACATGTAATAAAGATTGCCCTTTTAAAGAAGTAGATACGACAATAAATGTAGCTGAACGTGATGCATTAACTTTTGTGCAAGCAAGTGACACAGCTCAATCAAACTATTTGAAACAGCAAATAGGATGTGCAAAAGCCTTAGTAAAAGATAAGCAATACATCAATGCACAAATAATATATTTTCAAGAAGATGTTACGATGATGTCTGCTGACGATTATTACAACCAAATGCAAACAGGTATATACATGTTTAATGAAGAACCTTTACAAACAAATAAAACATATAATTTTAAGGCTGTAAGAACCACAAATCCTAAAACACAGCAAATAGTATTTATAATACTTGAAGCACAGGAAAAAACATTAAGTATAGAAGTAAATGAAGAGAAATTGAAACATTTTTCAGATCTAGCACAAAACAAAAGTATAAGTGAGTTACTGGATATGTATTACGATATGTGGACACCTCACTTAGAAGTTTTTGGAAGAAAGGATTTGTTTAGTTTAATATTACTGACATATTTATCAGTAATAGGTTTTTACTGGGGAAATACACTCATAAAGGGTTGGTTAGATTGTCTAGTAGTTGGTGATACACGTACTGGTAAATCAAAGTTAGTAAAAAATTTCATGCGTACATTAGGTGTAGGTGCTTATGTATCTGGTGAGAACTCACGTAAGACAGGTATTATAGGTGGTATCCAAAGATTGGGTGATAATTGGTCATTAAGTTGGGGTGTTGTTCCATTAAACGACAAACGCTTGGCTGTTATTGATGAGGCTTCGGGGTTAGCTGTTGAAGATATACAAGAGTTATCTCAAATGCGTTCTGAAGGTATTATATCAATCACTAAGATAATTGCAGAAACAACTACTGCTAGAACAAGACTATTTTGGATATCAAATCCGCGCTCAGGAAAACAGCTCAGTGATTACTATTGGAAAGGTGTTGATGCATTAAGAGAGTTTTTACCAGTTCAAGAGGATTTGGCCAGATTCGATGTAGTTACAACGGCTGCACTAGAAGATGTGGATAATATCCATGTTATAGATGATAGACCATTAATGAGCGAACAACAAATAAACTTGTGGCGACAATTAGTATTATTTGCATGGGATTTGAAACCTGAGCAGATTGTTATAACAAATGATTTAAGAAGGTATATAATTGATATAAGTGAAAAAATGGGTTCTTTTTATAAAGGATTACCATTATTTCTGAAAACCAATGGATATGAAAAACTAACAAGAGTTGCAATAGCAGCAGCCGTATTAACATTTAATTATAAGGATGGAAATTTAATAGTTACAAGAGAACATATAGACTTCGCAAAAGAGTTCATCGAGGAGATATACGCAAAAGATTCCTTTAGATTCAAATTACTTAGTGAAAAAGAAAACAGAGAAAACGTAATGACTGATGACAAGAAAACTAAAATTAATAGATTATTTGATTTATATGAAAATTTAGGGTTGTTATTTGAAAGTGGTACCATTCGTAGCTATATGATTCAAGAAATACTTGGTATCGAAAGAGATGAAGCAAACAAACTAACAGCAGAGTTGTTAAAACTTGGCTTCATAAAAATAACACCCTATGGATATAAAGCAACACCACAATTTTTAGATACTATAAGGGAGGTCAATGGAAGATGAGTAAAGTCATAGTATTATTAAGTGGAGGTATGGATTCAGCTACTGTACTCGCGCATGCTTTATCAGTTGCGAATGATGGTGATGAGGTAATCGCGCTAAATATGCATTATGGCCAGAGACACAATATTGAGTTAGAATGTGCACGAAATATTGCAAAGTATTATGATGTAGAGTATATCGAATTAGACATTAGTAGTGCATTCAAAAATATTTCAAGTGCACTGCTTCCACATTCAGGTATTGAGATTGATGACAATCAGGATAAAAATCAAATTGGTTCGACTTATGTACCTGGTAGGAATATTATTTTTCTAAGTATTGCAGCTGGTATAGCAGATAGTATAGGTGCACAATATGTTTATTATGGTGCACACAGAGATGATCATTCTGGATATCCAGATTGTACTGTTGAATTTTTTAAACATATGACTCGAGCCGTATATGCGGGCACAAAAAATGAAGTAACGTTAATGGCACCATATATTTTCTCTCCTAAAAGAGCAATAGTAGAAGATGGAATGAGGTACGGTGTACCATTTGAATTAACACATTCGTGCTATCGTGGTGAAAGACCTGCTTGCGGTACTTGTCCTACATGTAAATTAAGATTAGAAGCTTTTAAAGAAGCTGGTTATGAAGACCCAATCGAGTATAGGGAGGAATCAACATGTTAGCAGTTACAAAAGAATTCACTTTTGATTGTGCACATATGTTATCTGGACATCGTGGGTTATGTAAAAATGTACATGGACATACTTATAAAATGCATGTAACAGTTGTTAGAACCGATGATGATACAGATTACGAAGGATTAGTAATAGATTTTAAAGATCTTAAAAAACTTGTAAACGATGAGATTATCAATAGATTTGATCATAGTTTTATAGCATGGGTTGATGGTAATAAGGATGAGCAAACAATAGCGCATGTATTAGATAAATTAGGTATGCGCATCGTCTATGTAGATTACAGACCTACAGCAGAAAATATGGCCAAAGATTTCTTTAAGCATCTGAATAGTATATTAAATAGGGGTCCATATGAAGTTATATCTATAAAAGTTTGGGAAACACCTACAAGCTATGCAGAATATAGGGGGGAATAATATGCAAAAGTATCCTGTTATTGAAATATTTGATAGCATACAAGGTGAGGGTTCCTTTATTGGGACTCCTTGTACCTTCGTTAGATTAGCAGGATGTAATTTATCTTGTGAATGGTGTGACACTAAGGAATCGTGGTCTGTGGAACAGGCTGTAGAGATGACTGGTAAAGAGATAGCTGCAAAATGTAATCATACTTTAGTTGTGATCACAGGCGGTGAACCTTGTATAAATGATTTAACATCATTAGTATATTGGTTACAGAAAGACAAAGAGAATCCTCATTTCGTAGCGTTAGAAACTAATGGTACTTATAGAATTCCTAGTAGTTGGAGAATTGATTGGATAACTGTATCACCAAAGCCACAAAGCAACTATAAGATAAACTGTGAGTATAATGAATTAAAATATGTTGTAGATGAAGAATTCGATCCTTCAGTAGTACCTGACACTAAGGATAACGTGTGGTTACAACCAGAAGGATATAACTTCAAGGAAAGTAGTAAAAGAGCATATGAATTAGTTATGTCAAACCCTAAGAAATTTAAAATGGGTATTCAACTACACAAGGTATTGGAGGTAAGATAAATGCTTAGACGTGAAATGAGACAGAGAGCAGTGCAATTATTAATTGACAGTATTCCAAATGAGGATAGAACAAGAGAGGGCCTAATAGACACACCTGACAGAGTTGCTAGGATGTATAATGAGATATTTGCAGGATATGAAATTGATCCTTATAGTTTATTCACGACTTTTGAAGATGAAAATCATGAGGAAATGGTTATTGTAAAAGATATACCATTTTATAGTCATTGCGAACATCATATGGTTCCATTCTTTGGTAAAGCACACGTAGCATACATACCTAATGGTACTGTTGTTGGAATTAGTAAAATAGCGCGTGTAGTTGAATGTTTTGCAAGGAGATTACAAATTCAAGAAAGACTCACTAAGCAAGTGGCAGATATAATCGAAGAAGTGTTAAAACCACTAGGCGTAATGGTTGTTATAGAAGCTGAGCATATGTGTATGACTATGAGAGGTGTACAAAAACCAGGAACAAAAACTGTTACCTCAGCTATAAGAGGCGTATTTAAAGACAATGAAAATAATGCTAGAGCTGAATTTTTACAATTAATTAAATAGCGTAGTATAAGGGGGACATATCATGAAAACAGTTAAATATAAAGGACTAACTATTTCAGGTCCTGATTTAGAAGTTGATAAAATATTATATGATTTACAAGATAAACAAGTAAAAGTTAATGTTGAGGAAGCAGGATTTAGTAAGGCAGTAGACACAGTTTTTAAACTCAACAACCGATTCATCCCTAATGATCTCGATGCAAATGAGCGAGTTATGTGGACAAAACAATTCATATTATGTATGCAGGCAGAACTTATTGAATTATTAGATGCATTACCTTGGAAACATTGGAAAAATTATGATGGTATATTAATAGATGATGAAGAGGTTGAATTCGAAATAGCCGATTTATTCATATTCTTGATAGGAATAGCAGGTATAAATGGAATGTCTGCAATAGATATCATTACACGAATTATGCAGAAAATGGATACTAATTTTAAGCGACAAGATAGAGGTTATTAAAAAGTTCAAAGGGGGACAAATATGAACTTTAATTTAATTGTAATCGGCCCCGATGGTGCTGGGAAAACTACTTTATGTAAACAGATAGCAAAAGAATTAGATATGAAATATGTCAAAAATGATTATAGAGAACCACATAAATTAAGTAAAGCACATGATTACGCTAGGTATTCAAATCATACTATATTCGATAGATTTTTCTATCCTGATGATATGGTTTATAGACAAGTAAAGAAACTACCATTAAGCAAAGAAGATATTTATAATTGGAATGAATTAGAGCCTATATTGATGGACAGTCGATTCGGTATAGTGTATGTTACAGCGAGTTTACGTACATTAATTTCTAGGTTGAAAGAGCGTGGTGATGAATATATTACAACTGATGACTTAGAAAGTATTAAAAGACACTATGATGCGTTTTTAAATGCTACATCTATACCATTATTAAAATTAAACGAATCGGATATACCATTAGATAGGTTACCCAAAAAGCTATTTACATTTATAAAAGAAATGAGCCGATTTTACGATAAAAGAAATATAATGTTAAATTATGAATGGGATGATTTTAAAAGGGGGCTATGATATGAAATTTGCACATATCGTACCAGTTAGTAATATGGAAGCAATAGCCGATCAAGAATATAGTATGTATTTAACACATCTTGTTGAGAAATATATGAATTATACAAAAATAGCTAAAGCAAATAATGGCTATAAAATACTTGATAATTCATTAATTGAACTAGGTGACGCTGTAAATTTAGATAGGATAATTCGTGCAGCATATATGATTGGCGCCGATGAAATTGTCTTACCAGATAAATTCCTTAATGGAACAGAAACAATTAGAAGAGTTACAAATGCCTTGGACGAGCTAACGAAATTGCGTGAGTTAGGTAATTTTAAATTAATGGCTGTGGTACATGGTTCTAATGTAGAGGATTGGTGTAAGTGTTTTGATTACTTAAACAATATCAAAGAAATAGATGTACTAGGTATACCTAAAGTAACGTCTACATTACATCCAGCGGGACGATATGAATTTGTGAAATTTGCTATCGACAACACACATAAGGAAATTCACCTTTTAGGTATGTGGAGCTCTCTTATAGAATTATTTTATTATAGAGGTTATGGAAGATTTATAAGAGGTGTCGATTCGTGTTTACCTGCTCTCATAGCTTCTAAAAACCAGGCGTTTAGTTATATACGCTCAAAAGGTGAAACACTTGACTTAGAAAAAGATGGTGTGTTACCATACGCTTTAGATGCGTGTATTAAAGAGGTGAATCAATTTGTTCAAATGCTCTAAGGAGATTAAAAATATGTTCAGGAATGTAAAAGTTCCTGAACATAAAACTATAATTGAAACAAAAAATCCTGAACTATTCTATAAATTTACATTAAACGAATATTATGTACCACCTATTGAATATATCAGAAAAAATTTAAAAGAACTGGATATATTGTTTGAATCAGTTAATGCGTTCATTCATAATGATAAACCACAGATCTATGATTGGAACAATTTAAAAACTGCTCACTATAAAACTGAATCAGATGCAGTAGCTTTAATAGATTATTTAAAAGCCACACAGAAATTTATAGCTTGCGATATAGAGTCAAAAAATACAAGATTTCATGGAAACAGAGTACTAGTAATGAGTTTTGCATGGAAAGAGAATACTGCTGCAAGTATTACAATATTTACAGATACAGTACTAAAAAAGTTACAGCAACTATTTAATAAAAAGGATATTACATTTATTTGGCAAGGTGGTAAATTCGATAGAGGTCGATTAAAATTTTTATTTGATTTAGATGTTCGTGTAGATGAAGATACTATGTTACAACACTATACAGGTATAAACGAAATAGTAGGTACACATGACCTAGAAACATTGGCGCAACTTTATTTGCAAGCACCTGACTGGAAAAGTGAATTAGATAAAATAAAGAAACGAAGATGTAAGGAATTGGGCATTAAGGTTGCCGATTTTGATTATAGTATGTTTGATTTAGATGATGAATTGGTACCTTATGCAAATAAGGACGTTATTGCAACATATAGACTACATTTCTTATTCAAAAAGATAGTCCGCCCAGATTCGGAATTTATTTATAGAAAGCTAATAAGAGCTTCAAATATTTTTGCCGATATTGAAAGAAGAGGCGTATATGCGGATTTAGCTTATATAGATAAAGTAGACGAAGAACTTACTGAAGAAATCAACCAACTACTTAGTGAAATAAATAAAATAGCAGCAGAAAAATGGGATGCAGAAAAATATGTAAAAGAGACTGGTGCTAAATCCTGTCCAGATGAATTTAACGTAAATTCATCTAAACAATTAAAATGGTTATTAAATGAATTTGGTATACGTGCTAAAAGTACTGATGCTAAAACATTAAAAAAATGTAAACAAATACCATTAGTAAAGGCCGTAAGAGAATATAGGAAAGTTAAAAAGTTGCACAGCACTTATGTTGATAGTTTAAGACAGCAAGTAGAAGCTGATGGTAGAATTCATACATCATTAAACTTACACGGCACAGCAACTGGTAGACTTTCCAGTTCAGATCCTAACCTACAAAACATACCTAGAGATAAACGTATTAAAAATATCTTTGTCGCTACTCCAGGATATGTATTAGTACAAGCGGATTATAAACAGGCTGAACTTTGTACATTAGGTGTACTAGCTGATGATCCTTGGTTAAAACAAGTATATATCGATGGTAAAGACTTACATGATGAAGTTTCTATTCAAATGTTTGGTCCTAATTTTACAAAGGAACAAAGAGTCCGAGCTAAAGGTGTTAACTTTGGTATAGCTTATGGTAGAACAAATATAACACTAGCAGAAGAATTTAAAATAAGTAAACGTGAAGCACAAAAATTAATAGACGATTGGTTTATACCAATGCCTAAAGTTAAGAAATTCTTTGACGATTGGCGCTCGAGACCTCTTAAAGGAAAAGAATGTAAGACTGTGTTTGGTAGAGTGCGTCATTTCGTTGTCACTAAGAAGAATGCTTGGCGCGTACAAAACGAGGCCATGAACTTCCCAATACAATCAACAGCATCAGATCTAACATTATTCAGCTTAATGGACATACATGATGAGTTAGAAGCTACTGGATTGGGTAGATTAGTATTAACTGTTCATGATTCCATAATAGCTGAATGTAAGCCAGAAAATGTTGATAAGGTTGCTGAGATAATGACTAAACATATGAAACGAATTCCAAAAGAGTATCTGAAGACAGACGTACCATTTAGAGCTGATATAGAAATAGGTACCAGATGGGGAGAAGTAGCCTAATGTTATATAATAAAGTATATGTACATCCTAAAAACCAAAAAGGTATAGAAACTGTAAGGAAAATGTTACCACATATAGAGATAGTAATAACTGAGTATGCACCATTAAACGATTTAGTATTTGTGAACAGTAAATCTTTTAATAATATAATATTCCCGTAGAATTTCGTCTTTGTATTTTTAAGTATATCAAGAGATATCTAATATATTAATATATTTATATTATTAAATAAGGAGGTAAATTATGAAAATTTCTAATGTATTGATAGCAGGTTTAGAGCCTAGTTTACGTGCAATGCATTATGCTAAGGCTGTAGATGTAGATAGTATTGAGCCTAGTTTTGAATTAGCACAAAAATTAGGTAATACACCACTTGCGAGCGGTCATGATTGTTTTTTAAAAGGTGTAGTAGTACAAGCAGATATCAGAGCTCCGCAGTATTGGTGGTTACAATGGGGCCGCTATCATTTTGCTGATATTGTAACTAGTCAATCTAAAATGCATCGTATCACTAAGATGAATATTAAAGGACAGACTAATGGTTTTGTACATCCTATGATTATAGACATAGTTCAAAAGCTTGTGGATGAATATAATGCACTGGATGATGATACACCAAAAAATGAAAAAGAGGAGTTGTTCCATAAAATACTTTCTTCTTGTCCTATGGGATTAGAGCTCACTGCTCGTGTTACTACGAACTATTTACAGTTAAAAAATATGTATGTACAGCGAAAAAATCATAGAACTTATGATTGGAAGTTGTTCTGTAAGTGGGTAGAAAATTTACCTTACTTCAAAGAAATCGCTGTAGCTAAATATGTTTAAGGGGGAATATATTGTATGAGCCAAAAACAAAAAGCATTGGAAAAACGATATTTTGCACCAGGAGAGACAACAGAGGATGAAATGTATCTTAGGGTAGCACAAGCTGTTGCGTTTGATAGTAATGAATCACAGAAGTTTTTTGGCATGATGTCAAATCATGAGTTTTTACCAAATAGTCCCACATTGATGAATGCAGGTGTAAAAAACTCTTCTGGACAACTAGCAGCATGTTTTGTTTTACCTATTGATGATAGTATGGAATCTATTTTTGAAACATTAAAGAATATGGCTATTATTCAAAAGACTGGTGGTGGTGTTGGTTACAGTTTTGGTAGGTTAAGACCCAAAGATGCACCTATCAAATCTACATTCGGCACATCATCAGGTCCTATAAGTTTTATGAAAGTTTTTGATGGTGCTACAGAATCCATTAAGCAGGGTGGTAGACGTAGAGGCGCAAATATGGGTGTAATGCCTGTTTGGCATCCTGATATTGAACGTTTTATTACATGTAAAGATGATAACGATGAATTAAACAACTTTAATATCAGTGTCGGCATCACCGATGATTTTATATACGCTGTTAAAGAAGATGCGCAATGGCCTCTTACATTCAATCGCAAAGTATATAAAAAGGTAAATGCTAGAGAATTATGGGATAAAATATGTTATCAAGCGTGGAAAAATGGTGAACCTGGCGTTATATTCCTAGACAAGATTAATGCTACACATCCTATCTATGATGAAGAAATTGAGGCTACAAATCCATGTGGCGAACAACCTCTTTTACCTTATGAGTGTTGTAACTTAGGTTCTATAAACTTATCTAAGATGGTTGATGAGCATGGTGTATTTGACTGGGATAAATTCAAGGAAACAATTTATTGGTCTGTGAGATTTTTAGACAATGTCATTGATGTAAATAAATATCCATTACTTGAAATCGAAGAGACTGTTAAAGCAAACCGCAAGATAGGACTAGGTATAATGGGATACGCCGACATGCTAATCAAAATAGGCCTAGTGTATGGTTCGGATGAGGCACTAGAATTTACTGCAGATGTTGCTGATTTCTTTGATAAAATGTCAATAGATGCCTCTAAGCGTTTGGCGCAAGAAAGAGGTACATTCCCTAACTGGAGTAATTCTAAATGGGCAGATATAAATCAACCTATGAGAAATGCTACAACAACAACCATTGCACCAACGGGTACTATATCAATCATAGCTGAATGTAGTGGGGGTATTGAGCCTTTATTCGCATATGAATACGAAGTTAACAGAATGGATACTACATTCACAGAATATCACCCATTATTTAAACAAACGATGATGAAGAAAGGTATATTTACAGAATATCAAGCAGGTAGAATAGATGTACCAAAAGACATTAAAAAATTATTTGTATGTGCGCATGATGTAACACCTGAACAACATGTCAAAACACAATCAATATGGCAAAAACACATACATAATGCAGTAAGTAAAACAATAAACCTACCTAGTGATGCAACTGTAGAAGATGTAAAAGATGCATACGGCTTAGCGTATGAATCATATTGTAAAGGTGTTACAGTTTATAGAGATGGTTCAAGAGGTGCTGGTGTATTGTCAACCACTAAGAAAAGTAGTAATGTGACTCAAGTTAGGGAAGCTACTCAAGTCGCTGATGGTACACGATATAAAATTCAGACAGGTTGTGGAACTTTATATATGATGGTGTTTACAGATGATGTTGGTAAGGTAAGAGAGATATTCACTAATTCTGCTAATGGTGGTTGTACTATATTTACAAATGCAACATCGCGATTGATAAGTTTAGCACTACGTGGTGATATACCAGTGGAGGATGTTATTGATCAATTAGAAAGTTCTGGTAGTTGTCCTTCTTATCAGTATGCAAGAGGTAAAGGTAAACAAGTAGCTGCTGGAAAATCTTGCCCAAGTGCCGTAGCAAAAATACTTAGAGAATATGTCAAAAGTGATAAAATTCAACGTAGCGTAAGTAATGGACCAAAGTGTCCTGAATGCGGTGCTAAAGTAGATATGGCTGAAGGTTGTATGACATGCCATAGCTGTGGTTATTCAAAATGTAGTTAAAATAAAAGTCTAAAATTATGTTATAAATTTTATGTGAATGGCTCATAATAATATTAAGAGATAAATAATTATCTCAAATAAAATTATTATGAGGAGGAATACAAATGCCAAGAAGAGGCGGAAGACATTATGTATTAGTAAAAGGTGCAGAGGAAGCAATGAATGCTTTCAAAATGGAGATTGCGAGAGATTTAGGACTTGATCACAAAATTGATGCTGATGGAAGTTATAAAAACATGACTACAGTGGAAGTCGGTCAAATAGGTGGTGAAATGGTTCGAAGAATTCAAGCAGCTGGTGAATATGCTATTTTACAAAGATATCAAAACAATGAAGAAAGGTTAATGCCAGAAGAAGTATTACCAAGACCTGACAGAGTAAGAGAAGTAACCAATAATGGTAATCCAACATTACACAAGTCTTTAAATCCGTCTTATGCACCTGGTTCAGGACAACAAGGAGTTAGTACAGACGGGTACCAACATTAAACACAGAGGAGTCTTAACCGACTCCTCAAAATCTTATAAAGGGGGATATTATGTTAAATGTTCAACCTGAAATAAAAAATGGCTATATTATAATAAATCAACCTAATATAGATATTATGACTAAATATGTTTTGCAAGGTATTGGTATGTCGTATAAAGAAAAACAAGGAATTTGGAAAGGAAGAGATGATGCTTTAAAAAGAGCATATCTAGGCATACCTATAAAAAAGCAATTTGGGCAATCTATTGAAAGAGTTACTTTCCCACCATTAATGGATTTTCAAAGAGAAGACATTAAGAAAATGGTGCAAGCTGGTAAATGTTTAAATGCTAATGAAATGGGTTTAGGAAAAACATTAGAGGCAATCATTGCAGCAGAATTATTAAACGTAAGAAAGGAATTAATAATTTGTCCAAAGTCTGTAAGATATAACTGGATAAAAGAATACCAGAAATGGCTTAATATGCCTCGCGAAAATTTCTTAGTAATAGAAGGTAATAAAAAACAACGCACTAAATTGCTTAATGAATTGAATAATGCAGACATTGTAATTACTAATTATGAAACAGCTAGGTTAGACGATGTTGCTAAAGAGTTACAGAAAATAAACTGGGACTTAGTGATATTGGATGAGGCACATCGTATTAAAAATGGTAAAGCAAAACAGACAAAAGTCATTAAGAAAATAAAGTCGACTTACAAATTTGCCCTTACTGGAACACCAATCCAAAATAGGCCAGATGATTTATGGTCTATATTACATTGGATAGATCCATTTTTTAGTACAGGTAGTTACTGGAGATTTGTTGAAAATTTTTGTGAGACATTTGATAATGGTTATGGTATGCAAATTGTAGGTATCACTAAGGATGCGAGTAAAGTGGAGGTACTGAGCAAGATTTTGCAAAACATAATGATACGTAACGAAAAGAAAAAAGTTTTGAGAGAATTACCAGATAAAATCTATCAACAAATTAATATTAAGATGACTAGCAAGCAAGCTAGATTATATGATAAGATAAAGAAAGAGATCCTTGTTGAATTAGAAGAAAGCGGTGAACTGTTTATAAACAGTGCACTGACTAGATTACTCAGATTACAGCAATGTACTTCTAATCCGGAATTATTTGATCTTAAAACAAATCCTAAGTTTGAAGTTATAATGGATATACTAGAAGACTGTGACCCAGATAAGGTAGTTATTTTTAGTAGATTCTCAAAGACAATCAACAAGTTAGAACAATGGTTAAAAGACAAGAAAATAAAGAGTGTGAAAATAACTGGTGATGTCAAAGATAGAGATAAACAGATAAAAGCATTCATCGAAGATAATGATGTACGTGTATTTTTAGGTACTATTAAGGCGGTAGGTGAAGGTATAGATGGGCTTCAAAATGTCTGTGATAAAATGATTTTTGTAGATCGTGAATGGTCGCCAGCAGTTAATTTACAGGCGGAGGATAGACTCCATAGAAAAGGACAAACTAAAGGTGTGCAAATTATAGATTTGATATGTGAAGGTACTATTGACCGATATGTTGAAAAGTTATTAAATAAGAAAATAGAGGATATTATAAAATTAATAGGATAACATCAAAATTTCGTCTTTGTATTTTGCGCTATATCAAGAGATATTAGCGCACACTATATAATAATATGATGCGATTTTTTAAAAAGGGGGACTAAATAAAATGGTAAATTCGTTAATTCGCGTTATTGCATTCGATCCAGGTGAAATTACAGGAATTGCTAAGTATGCAGATAAGTTAATAACTACAGAGCACATTAAAATCGATTTGATGGCTATCGAAAAATGTGTATTAGATTTTAAGCCTGATATTGTAGTAATAGAAGAATTTAAACTTTATCCAAGTAAAGCTAAACATCTTGTATGGAATCAAATGTATCCAGCACAAGTAATCGGCGTAATAAAGTTAGCTGCTAAAAAACTCGATGTACCAGTAATAATGCAAGCAGCAACCATTAAGAAATTTAGTACTACTGAAGGCTGTCCAAAAGATTCAAATATACATGAAAAAGACGCATATATGCATTTATGGTTTTACATGAAAAAACAGAAGCTCATTTAAGAGCTCCTGTTTTTTTTTTACATCTTATCCTTTGTAGCTTTGTTACCGAAGTAGAAACCACCCACTAGGTATGCGAGCTTTTCCATAGATGATAAATCGCCTTGATAAACTGCTAGGCCTGTGAATGTGCCGATTACTACAATCGCAACTAAGTCCCTGGTTTCAAACTCCTCTAACCATTGTTTAAACATCATCTCAACCTCCTCCCCTTTTATCTAAACCACAAATTTGCCTTAGTCATTATAAATTTAACAATCCTTAATGCTAGTGCAAATACTTCGCCTCTGGTAATTGGGTCATCAAATCTCTTTTCGTGTATTGTAATACCTAGGTCATTTAGCTCTTGCCAAATATCCTCAGCCCAATGTTTATGAGTCATTTTTTCCACCGCCTTCCAAGGGAATTTTTTACCTGGACATGTTTTATTAGCATATTTAAAATGTCCTTCTATTGGTAAATCACCGTATCTGTCTCTAATATCGTTTATAAGGTTTACTAAAGCTTCTAACATAGTACTTGGTACATAATCTTCATCAAAATTACCTACGAGACAGATACCTATTGATCTGTCATTCTGTCCTTTAGTATGTGCGCCTATCTCTTTTTCGTCTCTTCCTTTTCTGACTATTACTTTGTTATGTACTTTTTCTATGACATAATGATAACCAATGTCTTTCCAACCTTTGACATTCATATGATATTGTCTTATTGCTTCAAAATCTGAAAGTACTTCATTATCGTCGGTTAAACTATGATGCAATATAATTTTTTCAGGTTTGTTCATAGTTTCTACCTCCACGTATTTACTCATATCAATATCGTCCGGATCCGGTAATATAAATAACCCGTATCCATGTTCTACATCAAAACCTAATTCACCCAAATCCTTAGTGTTATCTTTAACAAATTTGTAAACTTCGTTTTGATACAACGTTCTCCTGGTTTTTTCCAAGAAGAATTGTTGCACTAGTGCTAGCATACCACAAAGCATGGGGCTGCTAAAAGAAGTACCAGTCATAGGAAAGTAATGCCCTTTTCTTTTAGCATCGTGAATATATAGATTGGAAAATGTCATGAAATCTAAATTTTCATCATAAGAAGAGTATCTTGCTCTATAATATTTCCCTGTGCTGTTGTTGTAGTGTAAAGCACCTACACTTATCCAAACGTTACTTCTAGCAAAAGCACCTAAACCTTTTTCAGCAGTATTACCAGCGCTTGTAACAAATACAACGCCCCTCTTTTGTGCTTCTAAAATTCGTTTGTTTAGAAGGTCGTTATCAGTTCCTCCTAAACTAGCACCTATTATGTGGATATTATTCTCTTCTGCATAAGGTATAGTTTTCTCTACAAAATCACCTTTTATTTCATCATTACTATAACTTCCACCACTGGGTAATACATAAAGTGTTGCTTCTGGTGCTATCTGATGCATTACGTCTAATACTTTTTGTCCATGGCTATTCCAGTCTCTTTCTCTATCTGATTCATTAAATGGGTCTTTCAACTTCCCATCGAAAAACCACAATGACGGATCAGCATCTTCTATTTCTGCTATGTTAATACCTTTACCTGTATAACCTTTCTCCCACCACAAAGGTATATTACATATTTCAAACTCTTTACGATTTTGCTCAATCATTTTTAAACCCCCTTATTATTGACGAGGTAAACTATAATTGCTACTATTACTGTAGATGTTTGACCTAACAGAAACCAAAGTATTTTATCAACTTTTGCCTCTATTCGCTCTTTCCATTTATCGTCTTTTTCGTCTTGTTTTTTAAGACTTTCAATATTAGCCTGTATAGTAGCAATTATACCTTCTTTTTTACACTCGTGCGACTGTACCACGATAACACCCCCTTTCATACTATGTTATTACCCCTGAGATGTCAATTTCTCTAAGTCGTCAATAAGTTTTTGAATCCTTTTTTGTAGCTTATCAATTTCTTTGTTAACCTTATTAGTTGAATAATTTGGATTTTTATAAACATTTCTCATCTGATTTTCTAGCCTTTTTATCTCACGTACTTTTTGTATTACATCATAGGTTTTCTGTGGATTTTTTGTATTCTCTACTTCCCTTGTCTGATACTCAGTTAACGGCACTCTATCACGTTCATAATATTCTCTAGCTTCAGGTGTTGAACTTGGTCCAAACAAACCAGCTTGTAATTCTCTTGAGAATTTATCTGGAATTAAATATTTCAACGTTTTCTTACCTGTTTCATCATTTGTATTATATACGCCAGGTAAAGGTTGTTTTTCAGTAAGTGGATTCTTGTTCAATGCTGCTAATCCTTCAAATGATCTTCTCATCTGATCTCCACCATAAGCTGGTAGTAATTGCCATAAAGGATTTTGTAGTGCCTTCTGTAACACTAAGCCGCCTCCGAATCTAGTTGGATCTGTCGAACCAAAAAATTCTTCTCTTTGTTGTTCTGGAACAATAGATGCTAATGACTGACCTAATGGTATACTGGACAATACTTCACCTGCTAATCTACCAGTTACCTTTAGCGGACTATTATCGGGATCTTCAACAGCATCAGCTACTGCTTGTATTGGATCAAATGTTACAGGGAAACCTCTTACTTGCTCCATTCCTTTATTTAACAAATTGTTTGCAAGGTATAACATTGCTAGGCCGGTAAAATCTTTTTCTTTTACCATATCTCTTTGTACATTCCATAAGTTACCAACTTCTACTTGGAAAGGTGCTATAGTTTGGAACACGTCTGATTGTTGTAATAATGGAACTTCACCAACACCTCTACCAGCCACTAAACTACGTGTTACATCATCGGCATATTTTATTGGGTTCTCAATTCCTTCTGCTAATGCTTTTCTATGCTGTGCATTCCAAATATATCTAGTACCAATCTCATCTAAAGCACTAAGTAACCAGCCGGCGAACTTCTTAGGCTGATCTAATATACGTCTGTCAAATTGTGTATAAAGTTTTTCACTATAACGCTCATTAAGGAATGGAGATCTTTTTGCTGCTGTTGATACTTGATTATCAGCAACCAACCCAGCTTTATTCATAAGTTCTACAACTAAATCTCCTGCTGCTTTAGTTAGATGTTTCGGATTCTTAACTGTTGCAATTCCTTGAGGTATATTAGCAATCTGCGCTAATGCAGAACTTGCTTTACCAACAATCATATTAGCCTTAGCTCTTTTATTTAACCAGTTTAGTACTTTATATGGTCTTTCACCAATTACCTTCTTTACTGCATTATCTATCTTATGTGATTTACCAGACAAATTATCTGCAAACTCATCCAAGTATTCAATAAATGTATTTACATTTCCTTTATTCTGTGTAGCTTCTGCTAATGTTTTAGCTAGGTTTCTAAACTTAACAATTTGTGGGTCAATATGTGTTGCATAACTTGCACCTCTGAGATAGTCTAAAAATCCACCTACAGCATCTGATGTATACTCAGCACTACCAGTTCTGGCTTTCTCAGCACCAAAATACTTTTTAAGAGGCTTGATGAAATCTGTTTTGCTTGCAAGCTCTGGACTCATTTGACTAGGTGAATCAAACAATTTTTTAACACCAGCAAATTCTTGCGTTAAATCTCTAAAATGTCTGTAATAATCTTTTCTCTTAGGAATGGCCGCATCTTCACCATAAGTCGTAATTCTTGATTGATTTATTGTATCTAGTAATTCATCATAAGCATCTCTAAAGAATTTATCCGCTGCAATGACCTTTTTCCAATCTTTAGGGTGAAGTTCTTTTAATTTGTCCAACGTTATAGTTCCTTCACCATAATCCTGTACAGCTTTTGAAAGTTTAGACTTTTTATTTATACCTAATGTATCAGTTACATACTTTAACTTGTCTGTCCATTCTTTCTGCATTTCTATATTTTGCTTTTTAGCTTCATCAAATGGGTCTAGTATTCTTTTCTTAACTTCTGGGAATTTGTCTTTAAATACTTTTTTAAAGTTTCTGTATATATCTGTCATGTTTTTATCGATGGAACCTATATCATTAAGCTGTGGAGCTATATTTCTTATTAAATCTTCGGTGTTCACATCGTTTTTTGTCATTTTATTTTTCGCTATATCAAGATTTTCTTTAGCGCTCTTTATATTTATATTGTTATTTATTTTCATATTTGGTACGTCTTCAACACCTGCAACACGTGCAAGTTGTCTTTTTTCACCTATTTTACGTAAGTTGTCAATCGGATCAATTTTTTGGGCTTTTTCCCATCGTCTAAGTATATCATCCAAATCAATACCCAACTCAGGCTTAATGCGTTCTACTTCTTCTGGTGTTAATTTGTAATGTCTAAAATGATTGTGTATTTTTTCAATAGCTTCATTCCACTCTTGAGCTATACGATCAACTTCGGCTGTAGGTTTCTTAACTTTAAATTTACCTTTTAATTTAGGTGTAGTAGTTTTAGTAATTGCAAGTTCAGGTTCTGCAGTAGGTATTTTTACTTTAGCATTTGCTAAATCGCCGTTTTTCACATTTCTAAATGCTCTCCCTAATCCATAAGTAGCTAAATCTATTGCTGTACCAATAGCAGCACCTTTACCAACTCTTTTAGCTAACTGCTTAGTGTCATCGCCTTCTTTAAGACCTTGTCCTACATCTATAACAGCACCAGCAGTAGCACCATGTAGGAGATGTTGTCCTAGTTTACTTGTAGCTTTAGTTGCAACTTTATCCCCAATAGAAGTACCTGCTTTAAGTAAGCTAGGTGCTCCTCCACCCATAGGTGTCGCTAAGCCGAATGCACTGCCTGCAAATCCTGAAATGGTATTGAGAAGTTTACTTCCTGTATCTACTGGTTGTTGGTAATCTCTATCTCCGGGCTTAGCACCCGCAAACATATTATAGCCAGTATTTCTAAAATTAACTAAGGTGTCAGCAAATTTGTTTCCAACAGGTTTACCACTAAGGAAGTTATTTATTTTGTCTTTGAATGAAAGGGGTTCTGATTGATTTAAACTATCAACCGTTTCAACCCCGCTAGCTTCCTTAATGATATAATCCCAATTTCTATTTGATTTTTGAGTTGTTTTAGGTACAATTTTCTTTAATGCAGTTTGTTCAATTAAATCCCAATTTCTATCCAATTAAATCACCTCTTTATTTACCTAACGGTAATCCATTAATACGTAACAATTCGTCGATAATAGTTTCGTCTACACCAGAATTTTCTAGATTTCTAATGTATTGCACTTTATCTTCTACTGTTGGATATCCTCTGTTTAAGTTCTCAATTTGTTCCTGATATTTATTTACCTGTGAATCAACTGTTTCCATATCTAAACCACTGCCTAATTGATTCGGAATTAATGTTCTTCTTAGGTCATTAATTAACGTAGAATCAATACCATCGGTCTCTAGTGAATTAAGATATGACAATGCATCTCCTTGTGACCACTGACCTGATTGTATCATAGTATCAAGATAATTTTTGTATTCATCGTATCCAAGACCTGTTTCATTATTTAAGTTTTCTAGCTGTTTTTTGGCGATATTTACTTTTATTTTAGCTAATTCAATTTCTTCTGGTGTTCGTGGTGGTGCTTTACCAATTTGATCGATTGTTTTTCTTAGTTGTTGGATTTTTAATTTATTCATTGTTGGTAATGCCTCAAGATTTATTTTTGCCATTTCGTTAGCAAGTAGTTGTGCTTGGTATACTGGATTATCTACACTTCTTTGCCACTCTCTTTCATCGATTTTGAAATCCCACTCTTTTTGTTTCCATTGCTGCGCATCTTGATATGTTTTATTTCTCCAATCAATTTGATCTTGATATCTCATATCATTAATTAGTGCATTCAATTTTTCGGCATTAATCTGACTTAAAAGTGCTGCTTCTTGTGCTGAACTAGCATCATTTAGCTGTGCAAGAGCATTTTCAATATCATTAAGGGCTGTATTGTAATTGCTTCTTAGATTTGCCCGTTTATTTTCTATGTCTCTGTTAAAATTAGTTTGTGAAGTATTTATTGATGCTTGTGCTTGCTGTCTGTCACCTGCTAACTGAGCCTCAGATGATAAATTTCTACCAGAACCTATAGCACCCTCACTTGCTAGTAGTTCCTCTAATCTTCTTGCAGCTTTGAAATATCTTACATCAGTTTGATTTCTTTGATTTCTAAACTGTTGTCTAGATTCAGCTAATGTATCATCTAAATCTTCAATAGCTTGTCTATACCTACTTTCTAATTTGTTTCTATTTGAAAGTAGTTGTTCGCGTGCTGCTTCACGTGCTTGTCGTAATCGTTCTAATTCGGTACGTTGTCTTTCCTCATACATATCCTCAATCATTTTTCTAACATCTGAGCTTGAAGTGGGTTTTTTTCTAACATCTGAGCTTGAAGTGGGTTTTTTTCTACTCTTGCCGAGTTTTGTATAAATATCGCCATATTGCCTATCTTCACCACTTGCTACGGCTCCTACATATGCTGGATCGATTTTATCGGGTGATATACCTAAACCTGCCGCTTCGCGTTTAACTCGTTCCCAAGCTTCTTTATATTTATCTTTACTTGCCATACTTATCCCTCCTTTTTAGGAAGTTTGAAATCATCAAGTTTAATCATAATTAACCACCTTTATACTTTTTCAACCCACATAACTTCAAAATGTAATTCTGAATCCTTTGACACAGAAAAACTATTGCTAAATGGTATATTCACCATCATAGCACCTTCTCCTGCATCATTCCCTTTTTCTTGAACATGAACTCCTAAAAAACCTTTTGTACTAGGTGAGATATCGCCTATGTTTGCCCATCCGATATTAACTGCATTCCAAATTACTTGCCCATCTACATTTACAGTAATAAGATTATTATTTACGTACCTAAATCCAACTATAACTCCACTTTTTCCCGATACACTTACTACTGTACCTGACGATGATGAATGTACTACTTTATAAGTTAATGCCATTTTAATATTCCTCCTTTAAACTAAATTATTATCATTTTTTAATTTTCGTATTATATAATCTGTGTGCATCATTGCCATAAGCTTTGCTTGCCTAATATACCAAAACAATTCAAGTTCATCCATACCATCCCCAACCTCTATCCATGAACTACCATCATAAAATTTAAACTTTGCCATTACTCATCACTCTCCTTACTTTCTTCCCCTTCTAATTCATTAAGAAGATTAATTTGTGCTAGGAGCTCTACTGCTCTTTTATCAAGTAATCTAATTGTGTTAATTGCCTTGTTATATTCCTCTATAAGCTTTTCTTTTCTCTCTTTTAAATCCACATTAACACCTCCTATGCTGATGTATCTATCCATATATCATTTATTTGTGGTGAGATTGGTGCTGAACTTGAAATAGTTATCTTACCACAATTTCCTACCGGCACTTTATCCCATTCAGTCCATGCACCTCCACTACTCCACCTTGTATAAATTCTTTCCTTGCCACCAGATAAACCAACTGCTATCTGTGCATTATGTCCATCATTATTATGGTGGTGCATATTTATTATATGCCACCAATTGCCTTCTATTTGAGCTGTATTGTTTGCATTATACAATCCTTCAGCAGTAGTGTAGAATCCGCTTTTTAATGTTGTGTTATTATGTAAGACATCATGTGTAACGTTCTTCGACACATTAGCTAAATATTCACTGTTATTATATTTGTAATATTTTATATCTCCATCAACAGCTACAGCTCTATTAAAGTAAAATGATGGTCTATCTGTGAAAAAGTGAGAATAACTTGTATTACCAGCCCCTATACTTATAAATCCATATGGTGTTTGTATTCTAAGATACTCCCCTTCACCTCTTATATACCTATCGTCGCCACTATGTCCCCCAAAACTAAGCCTATCTTTTAGTTTTAATCTTCCATCTGTAGTAAGTGACATAGCACCATCTGATTTTGACTGTCCTTGATACCCCCACCACCAACCTCTGTCACTATCATTGTTCATACAAAATGTCATGGCGTAATCTCCGAGATATCCATAGGTTACTCCACTCACCATGCCTACACCATAATAGTTACTCGTACCCCATAATCTAAATTTAGTTTCTTCATCTCCTGCTTTTACATAATGATAACTTGGAGATAGTGGAGCATAACTATGTGTATGCCCTACATCAGCTTTAGTTGATGGGTCGAAATTACCAGTATGCCAAAATTCTCTCCAAGCATTCCAAGAACCACTACCACCTACTTCTGGAGGGTTACCACCTCTCCAATAAATATCTTGACTTTGATGGTCAGCAACAATCTGTACTACAGTATCGCTAGAACCATGCATAACCAAAAGTTGACCCCATGCAACACCACTTGGTGCATTTGTTAGACCATCATCTATTCTGTAAACACCAGAATCAACAACTGTATTTAAATCTACATCACCTTTAAAACCATATTGCATATAATTATGTGTATGTCCCGTATCAGCCTTACCACTAAGTAATGAAGTTATCTCGCTTTCTGTATAGTACCGGCCATCGTGATTATGGTTTATTGCTGAATAAACTGAATCGTGATTATGGGAAGCTAGAGCATAATTTCCTAAATCAGTTATTTCAGATTCGGTATGTGTATGACTTAAAGCTGCATAAGTTAAATCGTGGTTATGACTTGCTAGAGCATAATTCTTTAAGTCGGTTATATCTGCTTCTGTGTGGGTATGTCCTATGTCAGCTTTCCCACTTATTGCAGTAGCGTTATTTTCTATCTCTATTAAGTCAATACTCTGCAAAGCTCCGCTATATACAAGTAAGTTTAAAGCATCTAGATTAGCGTGACTATGACCCTCTGTGTACCCATTTTCTATATTCCAAAGTCTTTCTTCGTGATCGTGTAACATTGATAAATCGTAACTTTCATAAACTAATTGTTCTGTAATTTTATCAAGTACAGCTCTGTTCGTAAATATGTTAGCTTTACCACTAAGCATAGAATTTATTTCGCTTTCAGTGTAGTAGCGCCCGTCGTGGATATGGCCTACTAAGGCATAATTTTGTAAATCTGTAATATCGGCTTCTGTATGTGTGTGGATAGTATCGGCTTTATTTGATTGAAGATTTTCAATTTCAATTAAATCTATACTTTGTAAAGCTCCTGTATAAGTTACAATATCCAAGATACTCATATTACTATGAGTATGAAGTTCGGAATGAGTGTGCGATAAATCAGCTTTACCACTAAGTAGGCTGTTTATTTCTGCTTCTGTATAGTACAAATCGTTATGATTGTGTGATGTAGGATTAAATTCTGTTGGCTTGTTTTTTACATCGGTCCAATCAATGCTTCTGTCATCAGCTCCAATAAGTTCCCATGCCGAGCTAGTTGAATTCCATTTATATATCTCATTTTTATGCTCACCTTCTGTAGTAATTATAGCATATTCATGGTTATCTGGGTTTAAGTTCCCTGTAATATCTGTATAAGGATGTGGAAATATTTTAGCTGATGCATTTATTAAATTTTGCAACTCAGTGTCGAAAAGACTCATGTCTATTCGCTTTGGTGATTTGGACACTTAATCACCTCCTTCTAACTTGATGTATCTATCCAGATGTCGTTAGTAGATGGATTAGACGGAGCTGTAGATGCAACCGTTATTTTCATAGGTACTCTATTGTTTATATCATTTATAGAACTTGTATTAGCTGATATAGAACTTGTATTAGCTGATATATTGGTTTCATTCGTATTAGCTTTTGCTACTACGTCATTTATTTTAGTTGCTAAAGCACTTGCTAGCATTGCTTCTGATACAGTGATAGTATCTGTTCCACCTTCTTCATGTGTTATAGCATGCTCTCCCGTTAGTCCTAATCTTTCAAAATATACGAATGATATTTCAGCACCATTACCTTCAGGACTTATTGCTACAGTTGTATCATCAACTTCTTTTAAACCACCGCTAGCTTGAGAACGCCTTAATGTATCATTAATAATTGCTTCTATTTTTCTTTCGCCTACTGGGTAGGTACCTTGTTGTAAATCAAACACTTGATAACCATCAACATCTAATGTTCCTGTATATTGTACATCGTTACTATCTGAATAAGTAAATGTGCCATCGCCATTATCGGCAGTTACTATTGTAAATATTTCTTCTTTTATAAGTGTATCTCCACCCCTGAGATAACCTTCTAGCTCTGATTTTGTATAATACCTTCCATCATGATCATTTGAGGATTTATGTGTATTTAGAGCATTGTAAATATTTGTATCTTCATCTTGTAAATTACTTATGTCAGTGTCATTAGATGTTATTTGATCTTGTAAGTTTGTATTAATTGAATCTATGAAAGTTTTTAACTCTTCTAGGATTGCTTGAACGGTTGTTCCTGAAAGTCCAGCAACAGCTGTTGCACCTATATTGTCAGCACCGCTATCGCCATCTGTAGTCGAATTAAGTTGTGTCACTAAGGAGTTGATGAAGTCGCGTAATTCGACGCCGCGTGAGTCAAATTTTTGTTTTATTTCTGTGGATGAGAGAACTTTATAGAGAGCATCTACTTGTTCTGAATGTTTAAATGTAAAATCGTTCATTTGTTGTAAAGGCATTTATTTCACCTCTCTTTGTATAGTGTATTTAACACTCAATGACATTATACCCATACTTTCATGATCTACATTGTTCCTGACAATAATCTGAAAATAAGACACCTTCTTAGCTTTGATTTTCTTAGTGATTTCTTGCGGAAATTCTCGTGTTAAATAATTCATTTTGCTATAGTCAAACATTGAATAATCAAACAAATCCATTCTACTATAATCTACATCTAACATAGTTTTCTTATCTGTTATATAATCTAATATGATTGACGTATTAGCGCCTGGACGCATTGTGTAGAATATTTTACTAACCATTTTTAGATTTTCAATCGAACCTAAGTCAGTAACTTTAGATTTCCAATATGCTTCGATTGTTTCACCGTCGTAATCTACATACGGTTGATAATCACCTTTATGTGATAACACACTTATAATAGGTCTATCACTATTGCTAAAATACAAATACTCATCATAAATTATATAATGTGTTGGATACATATTATCCCAGAAAAACCATTCATTTTCTCTATAATCAAGGATATAACTGTTACCATTAACACATAAGAAATATTTATTATCAAAATCAAGACTCACTGCTTCTTCTAAGTTTAATTCATTAAGCAGTCTGTTATTAATCCTCTTACTTATCATCTGCACGTTACGTTCATGTCTAATTTCTGATGATACTAATTCATATATACCATCATCTGATAAAAATACTGGGTTATTATCTACTAATTGTATTGAACGGGGTGCGATACATCCTACTTGAGAATTGAGCGGTTTTGTTATAAATTTAGGTTCGCCATTTTCTAAATAAAAATCCATTAACCAGATGCTGTCTTCCTTAAAAATCACTAAGCTGTCGTATTGATTAGCATATCCGACGATCTTACCTGATTTAGAACCTATCTTATCGAAAGAGTTTTCTGGGAAATAGTTTGGTTTATAAACATAACTTCTTCTTATTATATTTGGATAATCCGGATGACCTCCTAAGAAAATTCTTGTATCGTTTTTACCACCATAAATTCCAAAGTTAGTACATCCAGTAATTTTCTCCTTATTTCCTGTTACAGTTTTGTAAGCTATAATTTCTACATTGTTAGTACCTTCTACAGGTGCTCCATGTGGGCTAGTACCTGCTGAAAAATTTATTGTGCCCGCCGTTCTATCAACTGTAAAATGTGTTCCTTCAGTAAGTGTAGTTGTATCTACAGTTATTTCAACTGTTGTAGCATCTAATTCATCTACAATTAAATTATATGTTGTAGATGTACCATCACCACTAAACAGTTGTTTGAAACCTGCTCCTAACAAGTTAAAGTCATCTAACTTCTCCCCATCACCTGCTGGATTAGTAGATACCATCACTGTTGGGATATGTGGTTCTGGTTCTTGTACAGTAGTTCCATCATATTCTAAATATTCATAACCGTTAATAAAATAAAATTTATCTTCAAATGTAAAACCTCTAGCTGGTGCATCTGTTATTCCTGTATATATTTCAGTAGGCTCATTTTGAAAATCCCACTCATAAAGTTTAGTACCACTTGCTATTATACATGTATCTAAATATTTAAAGAAGCCATTTACACTAGTTCCATTTAAAACCGTCGTAAAAGCTTGTTTAAATCCTGTACGTTTTTCTAAATCTCCATTTCTGTCTAGTATAACATTCTTGCAGTCAGGTGTACGAAAATCTTCTATTTGCGTTTCATTTAATGACCAATCTACTCCACCAAATTTTTCAATTCTAAATAGGTTAGGTGCCGGGACTTTTGGTACTCTAAATTGAACCATTTACATCACCATCCTGTCACATTATGAATTTGTGTGACATTATTATCTGGTAATTCATCTATTTCAGCTAACATTGCATGATATTCATTTAGTTTAAGTGTGGCTCTACCAATGTCTTCATCCATCATACATTGTGCTGCTATAAAAAATGGTATAGCGCTTTGTACATCTTCATCAACTTCAAATTCATAACTATCATCTGTTGTACTGGTGATTGTTGTAGGTAATCTAAAATAATGTACGTGAAATGTTCCTGTAATATCATTAGGAATTACTAGGGTCTTTTTTCCTTCCCAGTTAAAGGATGTAACTTGGGCATATACACCATCTTCGTTTGTATATATTATTTTATCCAGTTGATAAAAATCATCGGGTAAATCATATTTGTTCATTTCGACTGTTTCTGTATCTTCGGCTGTTTGTGTAATATCATATGACGCCCTAATACGCCGTCTTTTAGCAATTTGTTTTTGTGCTATATCTGCAAATGCATACATACTATTTAGATAATCAGCATTATCTCCATCTGGTATTTTAACACCATCAGTGGACCATTCACGCATTAACATTAAAGCTCTATCTTTGACTTCACCTAAGTTCATTTAATCACCAACTTCCTTTTTAAAATAGGAGAGGACTGCTCCTCCCCTATTATATTAATTCCTATGCAGGTTTGTTAACTACTACCCATCTCCAGTCAGTAAAACCTAGAGAATATCTTTCATATGCTTTAATTAACCAGTTATCAGTATTGAAATCTTTCTTAGATTCGATCTCTAATTCAACCCTGTTTAACCAGTATAAACATTTCTTCATGTATTTGGAATCTATTAAGAACCATTGATCATCATCAATCATATCTAACCACTTAGATACGATTACCCTATAAGAATTCTTATATGGGTTAGCAATACCTGAGTTTCCACCTGAGTTATTGGTAACAGTTGATTCTGATTCTACTAATTTGTATGCTTCATGCCTTAATTTATATGGTACAAAAAGCGTATCTGGTACAAAGTTTCCAGGTTCGCCATTATCAATCTTAAAGTTAATCATCATTTCTTCTGCTACTTTAAGATTTGCTTCAGTTAACGTATTTGTAGTTAAGTTTGATTGAGTTACACCTTTACCTGAATGACTTGGGTGTGAATCGTGTCCTAGAGTTAATCCATCAGCTCCAACATTTTGGAATGTTTTACCAGCTAAAGTAAATGTAGGACTAGTTGCGTACCAAAATGGAGCATGTACGAACTTTTCCTTAGTTCTGTTAGCAGCATCCATTAATTGGCCTGCTTGATTTTCCATATTTAAAAGTAACGCATCATCCATAGTTTCTCTTTTAATTTCAATACCTTTTTTGAATACTTGATGGATGAATGTTTTAGCGAATCCTTCTTCGAACTCATCATATGGAACAGGACCATCAGTTGCTACCATATCACCTATTCCAGTCATTCCTGTAATACTTTCGGAATAGTGCTTAGATGACTTAACATTATATAACACATTCTTCAATGAACGTTGAGCGTAATCGCCTTCTTCTTTTTCCATAAATGCTAATATTGGACCTTCAAATCTACCAATTACAGCATCTATCTTTCCAGCTGTAGACTTAATAATCATTAAACATTACCTCCTTATACAAATTTCACTATTGCTTTATTTGTAGTATTATCTACACTTTGTACAAGTGCTTTACCTGGTGTCGCACTTAAATCAACATCACTATCAATGTTCATTCCAGTTGAATCTAAAGCAGCAAGTACACCTGGTTCTATAGTCGTACCTGTACCACTACCTACTATATCTATCTCAAATTCCTGCTCATCTTTTCTAACTTTTATATATTCTGTTTCTACATCTGTACCAGCGTCAGTATCTTTAAGTAAAATATATTCTGGGGCTGCTGCAGCACCTACCTTTGTGAGTCTTCCGCTAGTAAGCACTACGCCTTCGCCATAACTTCCTGCTTCTGCGTCTTTCATTAAAAAGTCCCTTTCAACAACGGTCGCAGCACCGTCAAGCGTTCTAAATAACTTAATCACTATATTTACCTCCTTAACTGTACAATTTTTTATAGTGAGCTATAGCTTCTTTTTTACTCATGCCTTGTTCTAGATACATTTGAAGTGTTTCTTGTGGGATGTTTACAACGTCATTAGACTGTCCTCCATTCCCTAATTCTGCACCTAGATGTTGTTTACTATTTAGATTATTTAGGGTCTGTTGTTTAGTAGCTTTTTGCATATGTTCTAATATTTGTTTCCTATTTACTGACATATACGCATCTAATAAACTATAACCCTTTTCGTATTTCTCCCATGCTTCAACTGGGATATCATCGGGAGATTTTACTAAATCTCCAAACTCATCTTTTACAGCTTTAAATTCATTTAATAGCCTTTGATCTTCTCTTAACTGTCTTGCAGCTTGTACATCGGGATGTTGTGCAATCAAATCATTTATAAGATTTGGATCTAATCCCATTTGTTGATATTGTTGCATCTGTTGATTTCTTTCCATCTCTTGTACTTTAGCTTCTAACTCATCTATAGTCTTTATACCAAATTCATCACCATATAATTTCTCAATTAATTTATTTGCCTTCTCAATATTTCTTCGCATTTCTGCAAATGCTCTATCCTGCGCAGGTGTGTTAACATTCTTAGTGTTATTTACCGGTGGGTTATCTCCACCTTGAGGTTCATTTGCTGGAGGATCGGCGGGCTCCCCTTCTGCGCCTTGTGAGCCATCATCTGGTGCAGGTGGTTCATCTCCTGCTATTGGCCCATCAGCAAATAGTTGTAAGTTAATATCAAATAATTTCTCATTCATTTTCATACCTCCTACGTTTACGCTCGTCAGCGAAATTTTCATCGTCTTTCCGATGTGTCATTAAGAATTAATTTTTACTTTTTGCCTTTACCTGCTCTCAAATCAGTACCATACTTAATTTTGCTTGTTTCTTTCTTTGATTGATTTGAAGAACCGTAAATTTGTACTCCATTAGCTGAATTCTTATTAGCCATCTACCTCACCTCCTTGTAAAACATCATCTATCAATGCTAGCTGTTCTTCGATTGGCTTGTTTAAAAACATTTCTCTTGCTTCTGGACTCATTTCATTAAGTAGTGATAATATATCTTGTGCTGGATTACCTTCCATTAGTTGTGCTATCTCTAACATCTTACCAGAATTTGGATAACCTAAACCTTCCATGATTGTCCAATATCCAACAGGTGTTATTGCACCATATTGTAATGCTTCTCTAGCTGCTTCCATAATAGCTGTTTTATCTTTTCTCCAACCAGTTTCGGCGTTAATATAAATATCAAATTCAGGATAATACCATGTACCAGCATCATCACGCTTTAACATTTTACTTTTGTCAAAATACCCAAATTGTGGTTTATTGTCAGTTCCCTCAGTTCTCCAAGGTCTGGGCTCATCATAAAATGCTAATATAAAATCAAAGAATAATTGGTATAACTCTGTAAACGCTAATTTCTTTTCATGAGTTTTAGTACTCATTCTTCCAAGTGAGTTCTGTGTTAATTGCTCTATTGCTCTACCACTTATATTTGATCTTTCTAACTTACCCTGTGATGCATCAGTTACTCCTAGTGCATCTTTAGCAGCTTGTCTCAATAATTGATAACGTTCCACTAAGGAGTTATCTGATGTCTTCATGTCGATTACTCTTACGTCTGACATTGGATCATCGGTTTCTAATATTTGAGTAACTGCGTTGTTTATTTTATTTTTGAGACCTGTACCTTTTCTAGTTATGATTTTTGTAGTACCAAGAACATGTCTTGCTTCTTCCATTGATAACATTTTCTTGATACTTTCCTGTTGATCTCTAATTACCTCTGGATCGGCTTTACCAGCGAATTGCTTTTCCTGTGGAATGTTGTATTGAATCACAAACGGTAATCTTGTTGGGATGTAAGCATCTACTTCAACATCCGTAACTTCACCTGTATCTGGATCCTCTATACGAACTGTCTCCTTCGTTATAGGATTACCGTCTGCATCTCTTTTATAATAATATTTTGGAATATCTTTTAAAATTGTTTCATCAGCCCATACAAATAATCCAATATCACCATCTTTATCTCTGTACCAACATTCAACTACTGATACTTCATTAGGTGCGTATGCATGATTTGTACTCTCATCTAGGCTCTCTAAATATTTATATGCGGCATTAGACTGTTCTAATTCCTCTCTAAATTCTTCACCATAGGTTCTACAGATGTAATCAATAGTTCTTGTTTCAATATGGAAAATATAATCCATATCTTGAACTCTGTACACACCTGGTTGTGGTATTATATTAACTGGGTGAGGGTTTGTAACTTTTATTTTACCTCTAAACCTGTGTGATTTATGGTTGGGATCGAAAATTACTTTCATGATTGACATGCCATTCTTTTTGGTTATGCGTTCGTTTTCTGATACGATCCTTTCAAGTTCGGGACCTTCACTCATATACGTTAACATACCTTCAACCATTCTCTTTTTATATTCAAAATCATCCTCTTCAATAGGGTCAACAGCAGGTTTAGGAACCGAAACATCAATTTGAGATTCGATTAATTCAAATATGATATTTACAACTTGTCTAGCATCTTCTGTTTGACCTGTATCGTCATCAAATCTACTGCTCACATAAACCTGACTTTTATTTGGTAATACCTTTTTAGTACCATTGTATAATGCATTACATACGGCAACTTTTTCTATAAATGAACCATGATTACTTAACGCATTATCTAACTTTGCCTGGTATGACTTCAGTTTATCCATCTGCTCCATTTGATCGGCTTTTTCTTCCATTCCCAAACCTCTCACCACCTTTTTTAATAAATCCCTGAAAGCCATCTACCTTACTCCTTTTCGCGGATTTATGTAACCTCTGTTACCTTTCTTTTTATCAAGTTTAGTTTTTATCAGTTTTTCTAATTTATCTCTATATTTACCTGGTTCATTAACTCTTACATGAGAAATTAAGGTATTTATATCTCTACTTTTTGGAAAATGCTTTTTAAGTGAATTTTCTACTATTATATAAGCTAAATTTCTAGCTCTTTTTCCCCTAAGGAACATTATATGTGCATGTCCTGGCTTCTTACCTAATCTTTTCGCTTCTTCTTCTGTCAACCATTTCATTTTAGTATTGTAAACAATGTAATATTCGTGATTTTTTGGCCCTCCCTCAAGTATTTTAAATGGTCCTATCTTATCAATACATTTGGGCACTTATATCACTCCGTTTAGTTTATATCATTAAGCGAGTGAGTTGAAGGGGGGTGAGTTCCGAATTCACACGAAAGACGTTTTTAACCCACTCGCTTATTAACTTTATTGGAACTGCAATCTAGTATACATCTGTGGTCCATTCACTGTTTCCCATTTCTCAGGTTCAGTTCTCACTGAGCATTTTGCTCCTTTGTATTGCTTTAACACATCTTGAATTTGCTTAAGATGCATTTTTTCAAGTTCTCCTGGTTTTTCAACTCTTTCTATGTTAGCTCTTATATTAAATCTATCAAGTGTAAAACCACAAGTTGTAATTATACCTACATCAACTGCTTCTCCATCTTTTATTGCTCTAGGGACATCCTTTAAGAATTTCTCAACTGTTACTTCCTTCTCCTTTTTTGGTGCTGGCATTTTTCATCTCCCTCTCTTTCTCCTTTAATTTTAGCCAATGTGCTAAGGCATGTGGGTCTTCTATCAAATCTTTTAACAAGTCAGGCGGTAAATCATCAGGTAATTCAACACCCTTGTCTATTGATATTCCAGTTGTTTGCTGTTCTCTGATTCTGTAAGCTATTGCAAGTGCCATTATCCTGTCATCATGTTTACCTCTAATTGCCTCTGGCTTACCATGTTTTTCAGGGTTTCTTTCAAAATATAACATCTCTTCTAGCGTATCAATATCATTAAGTAGGTGAATTTCTTCTCTTACAATTCTTACTAACTCATCAATAATCGGTCCTCTTGTTGTTGTTGTGGTTCTAAAACCATATTTATGTTGCTTTTTCTTAGATATCTCGTCAAATACTTCTCTTTTATACTGCTTATGATACCCAAGTCTTATTAATTCTTTAACTGGGTGTAAATCAAAGTTTATCTCTATACCAATTAAAGCTTCATTGGATAAGTGTCCAAGTGCATACATTTGCTTAGCGTATAAATCTGTGTCGGTTTTATCAACCCATACACCTACTTGCTCTCCAGTAGTATTATCTAAAAGCTGTCCAACACAGTTGTCAACTCCACCTTCTGCTGTATCTCCACCTATTACGTAAGGTGTTCCCGGTTTTAGATCTTTAAATAGTACTAACGGCCCATTTTTATCAAGTACAAGCCTTTCAGTACCTCTAATCGGATCGCCTTTCTTATCATATTTATACTCAATTTTGTAACGTTTAGGCGGATTCTTTTTATATTCTTCCTTCAAATATTCTATTCTAGCTTTAACTTTTTCAACATCGAACACTGGAGTACCTGAAGTTAAGAACGCATCCTCTGGAAAACTAGGATACTCTTGTTTAAACATGTTAGGGTCGCCATTAAGCTTGTCAGCTATAATATTCCTTCTCCATTGTAACTTATTCAAAGTCATTTCAGGAATATGTTCCATTAAGAATTTCTCGCGTTCGTCTAATTCAAAGCCTGTGTAAGGCGCCTCATAATTTGGATTTTCCCACCATGCAACAAATATAGGCACATAATTGTTCTCTCCAGCTTGTGCTCCTTGCCATAAATCGTAAAAATAATTCAAACCTTTTGCTGTAGATTCCACGATTACGATTGCATCATTATCCGGAACTGACTGTAAAAGGGAGGTCATCGTTTCTTCAGGAGTGGGCCATTTAGCCAGCTCGGATATGTGCAATCTATTTATAGTATAGGAGGAACCAGCATTAACATTTCGAGCAGTTTCAATAAGGAACTTACTCTGCAGGCCCGGGTGATTCTCAGGCCCGATAGGTTGATCCGGCTTGAACTTAGGATTCTCGAAAAAGAGTCCTTTTCCTTTCGCCGGTCTATATTTAGGTTTAATGACTTGAGGCAAGTATTGATAAAAACGTTGCGCCATGTCATTAATATTTCTTGCTGAATCCTCATCATATGACACAATCATTGCAACCATGTTTTTTGTAAAGTTCAAATCTTGGAAAAACACAGCCTCTGTTGCAGTAGAGAAACCTATCTGACGTGCTTTTAATATGATAATATAAAGAGTAGGCCTGGGTTTAGGTTGTTTTTCCCATTCTTCTATAACACTAATCAGCTTTTTCTGTCCCGAATTATACACTAAGGGGATGATTCGTGATTGTTTGTCGCGTATTTTTAGGCATTTACTAGCGTACAAATGGCGATCTGTTTTGAGTTTTTGGAGTAGTTCCAAGTGCATCACTCTCCAATTATCTCGTCAAGTTTTTCCTCAAATGATTTTTGAACGCTCACGTCAAGCTTATCAGTAAACATTCCAAGATGTTTACCAAGTAACTCAAGTGCTTTAATTTTGTTCTGTGATTTAAGTATTTTTTCAGCCCTGCTCAATTCCACAAAGCCTATTGAAGCTAATTCGTTTACAATTCTTTGTACTGTTACCTCATTCTCTGCGAATCTAATTGCTAATCTTCGTCCAATTTCCTGTTGCACTAAGGGGTGATTTAACCATCTATGGGCTTGTTGTCTGGCTGTGTGTTCGTTTGAAACACCTGCTCTTCTCATAGCTTTGAGTGCTACGAAATCTTTCATGTATTCATCTACAAATACTTGTGTACGTCTTGGTAAATCTTCAAACTTTTCCGGTTTTTTGCCGCCTGGCATAGCAATTCCCTCCTTCCTTACTTTAATTATCATATACATGTATAAATAAAGCACGCGGTTTAAATGATTTTTTTTTTCTAGGGTGGGGGAATTTTCAAAAATTTGTACCGTATAAAAAAAATTCTTTAATGTATATACGGTACCGGGGGTTTCGTGCGTTAAAGTGGTACCCCGGGGTGCTTTCCAGTGCTAAACTGCTAAACCGCTAAACCGCTAAACTATTGAACATTATATAAAAGAGTTTTGCACTTTAGTAGGGGAAACCGTTAACGCGTTATAACTGGAAGTTGTTATAAATTTTAATTTGGGGGGTATATTTTTCACTAATTTGTGTTATAATATAAATATAAGAAAGATAGATAAATATTTATATCTTTCTAAAAAAAAAAATTTGATGAGGGGGAATAAATATGAAATCATGTGAATGTTGCAATAACAAGAAGGATTTTTTAGTCAAATATCAATATAAAGGGAAAACATATTATTTATGCGAATATTGTGATGATGAAATTGGTTTTTTAGGATTGCAGGAGCTGGTTGATAATGCAAATTAAATTGGAATTGTAAAGAACAAGATAAAAATGTAAAAGAGTGAGTCCCAATTAGGGGCTCTTTTTTTTTTGTTCCCCACTTTAATCGACTAAAGTACTAAACTCTTTACACCTATTAAATAATATATTTTTCTATGCGTTTTAATTATTACGGCGAGTTTGTCATATATTTATTTCTTTGTATTTTGCGCTATATTAAGTTTTTTCATCTTAAAGCATATAATTATATAGCGCGCGATTTTAGAAAGTGAATTTCAAGAGCGGGGGGCGGGAGTGGTAACACTAAGCAAGTTGTGCGGCGTAACGTGGATTACGGGGTGCTTTCCAGTGCTAAACTGCTAAACCGCTAAACCGCTAAACTATTGAACATTATATAAAAGAGTTTTGCACTTTAGTAGGGGAAACCGTTAACGCGTTATAACTGGAAGTTGTTATAAATT